ACCTGGGGGATACTAACAAAATTTTGTCCAGTAATAGTTACATTTGTTGCACTATTAGTAATTGTTGAAGGCGACACACTAGAAACAGTAGGTCGAGTTTCTGTAGCTATTGTAACAGATCCACCTAAATCTACTGACGATCCGTTAATTGTAATTGCATAATTTGCTAATTTATTATTTGCAATTGATCCTGCTAATTTTGCATTAGTTAAAGATCCATCAGCAATTCTAGCAATGTTTAATGTTCCTGCATCTATGTTGGTTGCATTAACTGACGCAACATTAAATGTTCCATAAGCAACTACATCAACAACATCTCCTGCTGCTAAAGCTGAAGCAAATACTACTGAAGTACCAGAAGTAATAGTAATATCAGCTCCTGATAACCTAATTCCATTAAGGTAAACATCTGCGTATCCTGCATCATAAGCGAGTGTGTTTCCGTTAGCATCTGCTCCACTTACTGTAGTTGGTGTACCTGTAATATTATAAGTATATCTTTGAGATGTTCCATTAACGGTTGAGCCGGCCGCAGCCCACCCAGAAGATTTGTAAACTTTTAATTCGTTAGCACTTGTATCAAAATATAAATCTCCGACATTTAAACTTGAAGTTGGTGCCGAACTTGAAATTCTATAAACATCAGCAAAGTTTTGTACTGCTGATAAATTTGAAGATACATTTGATACTGCTGCATGAGCAGCTGCTAAACTTCCTAAACCACTTATTCCTGCAAGTGTAGCCATATTTGTTACATTTGTAGATGTGCCAAGATTTGCCATGTTAGTTACATTAGTTGAAGTACCTAAATGGCCCATAGCAGTAACATTTGCACTTGTTCCAAGTAATCCCATTGCAGTAACATTTGCAGAAGTACCAATATGCCCCATAGCAGTTACGTTTGCTGAAGTGGCTAATAAATCCATATCTGTAATTACTGCTGAAGCACTTAAAGCTGTTATTTCAGATAATTTTCCTGCTACCGAATTAACATTTGCAATTGAGTTTCCAACATTATCAACATTAGTTATAGCACCTGCTACAACTTCAATTTCAGATGTAGTTTCATTTAAATCATCAGCTACAGTTTCTACTTCAGAAACAGCTTCTGCTAAATCATTTGCTACAGCTATAACTTTAGTAATGTCTGCTGCAACTGTGTTTACTGAATTTATATTATTTGCAACTGTTGTTACATTTGCATGAACACCTGCAACTGTTGTTACATTGGCTGCAATTCCAGAAACAGTTACTATATTACTTGCTATACCAGCTACAGTATTTACATTAGTTACATCTTGAGTAAATTCTAAAGCTGTTCCACTAGAGTTAACTGTTAAAAATTTGTTTGCGACTAATTCAGGAAAAGTAAGATTGTATGTAGATGCTGTAGTAGATGCAGCTCTAGGAGAGAATTTTAAATCTCTTTCTACTTGTTGAATCATAGCAATAATTTTGTCTAATTCAGTATTTAACGAGTCAATTTGAAATGCACCTGAAGTTGGAAAGTCTGTTGATCTTGCTACAGCTAAATCTCTAAAAATTGTAATTTTATCATTAAGGGTAGCCCCTCCCCCTAGAGTAATTGATCCACCACCAGAAACACCTGCTCCTGTTACCGAATATTGAGAAGCTGATGATGGTGAAGCATTATAAGTTAATAATGTTGTACCATTGTAAACTTTAATATCAGCAGTAGTAAAAAACTCAAAATTTACTGCAAATGTAGTTTGTCCACTTGTAGCAGTATATTGAACACGAGGTTCTGTGTCAGAAATAGTTATAGCCATTATTTATCTTAATCCTTTTTGTATGTCGTCAAACAACCAATCGAGATACCATACATTCTGAAATGGAATTAACCTACGCACATTCTTGGCTGTGTGGTGATTATATTTGTTACCTCCAACATCATATAAGATGTCAAAAATATTATAAATTTGACCTCCACTTGGGCCAAATAATGTTCCTGCTTTCCATCTACCAGAAGAACCATAAGGTTTATTTTCTCCTAATAATGGTGCAATTCCTATTCTGTTATCTGTTAAAGTTTCTATAGCTTTATTAACATCAGTATAAATTCCTGCTAATCCAGATCTATCAAAAGCATTAAGTAATTTTTGAGTTAAGGATAATTTATTGTAATCTCTGTTAAATCTAAATTTATGGTATGTAGCATCAATTAACATACCAGAACCCATTAATAACATTGCACCAAATAAAAAATCTAAATCCTTTTCTTGTAATCCTCTCATTAACATTCTTTGAGTTGATGACATTGCAAATTTTTTAAATTGAGCAAAAGTAGAACCTAATTCTGTACTCATCCATTTAGGAGTATCTCCTAAACCTGGAGTAACAATTGTAATATTAATATCTTTATTTAATGCTGCACCAAAAGCATCTCTAGCAGCATCATCTTGCCATTGAGATGTATTAGCCATATAATTATATTTTGTTTTAGTTCCATGTTTTTCAAATTGAACAGCTATTCTTCTAGCCATATCTTCATCAATACCTGAAGAAGCTAAAGCAGTTTTCCATTTATCTGATAATCCACCTTTGCCCCATTTAATAGAGTCTTCAATAATTCTAGAACCAATAGTGACAGATGCCATAGATTTAGCCATTTCTGTCCATCTAGACATAAGGTTAACATACATAAAATTAAATGCTGACATTTTACCTAATCCACTTTCAAGTTTATTAGATAAACCAAACATATCTCCTACATCAGAAAACAACATTGCTCTTTGACCAGTTACCATATCAACTGCTTCACCAAAAGATTGTGCTTCTGCTTTACCCATTTTAAATAATTTTGCATCATCAAGAAAATCTGAAAACATTTCAAATTGAGTTCTAAAACCTCTTTTAATTCCAGAAGTCATAGTAATACGAGCTACATCTGGTACTGCTGCAAAAAAGCCTGTAAGCATTGTTAATGCGTTGTAATGTTTCATTGTTCTCATTGCTACCGAAGTCCATGAATGAGGATTGGCAGGTAATCCGTATGTACCTTTAATAAGTTCTATAGCTGCTTCTAAATCTTCTAATACAGCATCTCTTTCTTTAAGTAATTTAGATCTATTACCACTTTTACCCATAGCCATTTTAAGATTAAAATCATTTGATACAGACATAAGACCTGGAGCAAATCCTGACATTTCACCATCTTCAATAAATTTAAATCCTAAACCATTAGGATCTCCATATTTTTTTGTAAGTAAAATATCTGGTATTACTTGTCTTGCATAAATTTTTTGTAATGCAAAAATATCAGATAAAATCATACCCTCTTGGATTAATTCTAATTGAGCTTGTTTATCTAAATTTAATTCTCTTGATCTAATAGCTCTTGCGTATCTTGGATCTTTAAATACATATCTTTGATCTAAATCATAATCTCCCTTTTTAGGTTTAGTAAAAGGAAAATGATTAGATAAATCATGTACTGTTTCAGCTAATTTTGATTCATTAATTGTTATGCCATTTCTTTGAAAATGAGCTCTTAAAATATCTTTAAATTTTTCTGGATTTTTATCTATTGCAGATTTTACATAAACAATATTTATATAATCTTTAACACCTTGACCTGATTGTATTCTTTTTAATCTATCAGTTAATTCATCAATAGCTTTTTCAATTCTAGAAATATTATAAGTTGTAGCTGTTCCATCTATTTTAGAAGTATAAGTTTTAGCACCTAAACCTTTTTCTCTTAACTGTTTAAGTTGAGCTTCCCAAAATTTAAGTTCAGATATAATAGGTTGTTCTCTAATTTTTAATTGTTTAACTTGTTCAAATAAAGGTTTGTAAACTAAATCATCTGTTGTTCTAGCAGCTGCTGCAACTTCTGGAATATCATGAGATAATCCATTTAATCTTGCTATACTTACTTCTTTAGCAAATGTGTCTAATGAATGATAACCTTCGGTCATTTTATTTTTTAGAGCTAAACCTAAATTAGTTCCAGGTACAGAAGCTCCAGTTTCTTTTTGTTGACGTTTTACATACTGTAAAAAATGATCTTTAATTTGTTTGTGAGATTCAATTTCTCCCACTCTCATCATACGCATATCAGTTTCAATTGATTTGCCTGTAGCACTAAAACCCCATTCTTTAGTATTTTTAAGTTTTAATAATGGTGTATCTAAAAGATCTCCCATCATAGTTCTTGCTGTGCTAGATGTTTTTTGATTTATAACTCTAAATACAGGAGTCCATGGGCCATCTTCACCAAATATTTTTAAATTAGATTTAACAAATTTTTCACCTTCCATTCTTTTTAAAGGTGTACTTCTTTTAGCTGTACTAATACCTTCAGCTCCTACTCCACTTGGTGCTGGATCTAATTTATTTGCATTAACAAATGAACCATCTTCCATAATACCATCTGCTTGTTTAACTGATGTATTCCATTCGGAATCTAACTTGTTAATATTTTTAGTAACAGCCATTGGTGGTGGTGTTGTTAATTTATTTAATACAGCAGGTATTCCATAAGCTGCAGCTCCTACCCATCCAACATAACTATCATCTCTTAATGTATCTATATTTTGTTTAGCAAATTCTTCAGTTAATGCTGCAGTACCAAATACTTTTGCACTTTGTCCTACTTTAGTAAAAAGTAATAATGTAGATGGATCTGTAAATGCTCCTGTTACTCTACCTAAATGATACCAAGGTGATGCTTTATTTGTTTCAGCTTGTAATCTTAATTTTTCAATAGTTGCTGCAGTTTCTGCTGCACTTTGACTAAAATAAAAATGATGCATTAAATCTTCATAACCTCTTAATTGAGGATCATTAGAAGGATTGTATTGCTCATCTGGTGGAAAATCAGAATTATCCATCATTTTTTGGATAAACATTGTAGGTAGGTTTTCTTCTTTAAAACCATCCCACCAATCAGTAATACTATAATCTACAACTTTATTATTCTTTGCTTTTTGTTTTTCTATATAATTAAGATCTATAGGTTGAGGATAAAATACTCCCATTATAATTTGCCTAATTCACCATTGTAAGAATTAATTGCTTTTTGATAACCTTCAATAAGAACAGCATCAACATATCTATTAGAAGTTCCAAATGTGTTATTATAGTATTCAACACCCATTTCATGTTTCATCATAAATTTAAGTAATTTATGCATTTGATTTGCATCTAATAAATCAATTGTATCTGTTGCTTCAAAGTCGGTATTTTCATCTAAAGCTTTTAAATAAGATTCTGTATCTTCTGCATACATAGAAAGTATGTCTTTAATAGTAGGTTCTTCACTATATCTAATATCAACATCATTAATTTTAGCTGTTAATGTAGAATGATTAATAATTGATTTTACTGCAGCTCTTACACTATTTGCTGGATGTCCAAATACTGCAAATTTTCTATCACCTCTTTTATAATTAACATCCATTTCACCATCCCAATCACTAGATGATACAGCCATCCAGTTATTAGTTCTGTGTGTTAATGCTTTACTTTCGTCTTGATAATTTTGTTCTACCCAAGTTCTGTAAGTTAAATCCATATTATTTTTTGTATATGGCATTTTATGAGGTGGAAATAATGCTTCTATTGCTTTTTCAGTATTAGTAATTCTTCTATTAGAATTTATTTTTTTAACAAATGATAAACTTTCAGAAGCTATTGTATTCATAGTTTCAAAAGTTGTTCTCATTTCTCTTAAATCTCCATCATGACCTAATGCTTTAGCAATAAAATGGAATGGTCTTAATTCTGCTGGTGTATCATTAAAACCTGGGAAATCAGGATACCATCTCCAATCTCCTAATTTTAATCCTTGACGCATAGTTCCATAAATAAACTTTTCTGCTAATAATGATTTTTCTTTATCTAAATTTTTATAAAGATCTGTTTTTTGAAATTCCTTAAACATTAAATCAGCAGCATGATTAGTAACTTGTGCTGCACTTGATGGTTGATCTTTATCAATTACATTAGCCCATCCATGAGGTTCAAATGGTTCTGATAAAGTGATAACATCACCACCTTTATTAATAGATAAATTATAACCCATAGATCCACCACTTAATGTGTTAGTTTTATCTAATGATATTTTAACATCACCTTGGCTATTATCTGCATAAGGTTTAAAATAATTATTAACTACTTCTTCCCAATTATTAGTTCCCCATTTTGCTAGTTGTTCATCTTTATCTAATAAATGAAAATCTTTATTAAATGCTGCATAAACATCATTATTGTTAAATGAACCTTTAGTTAACCAATAAGGATTTTTAACTAATCTAGGAACACCATCATCTGTATGTGTTTCAATTCCCCAATTTTCATCTTTAAGTCTTTGTAAAGTTCTTTTCCAAGCCTTTGATCTTAATCCTTTGTTTTCTTTAGACCAAACATCAATATCATCTGATTTAGCAATTAATGATAATTCGGTAATAAAAAATGTTTCTAATTGAGCTTTAGCATGAGCTGGTATTATTTTTGAAGCATCAGATTCCAACCATGTTGTTTGATTATTTTCTGCTAATAAATGTTTATGGTATTGATTTTTTTCATCCATAAAAAACTTAAGGAAAAAATGAGGAGAATGTAAATCTTTTCTAATTTGATTATCCATTTTATCACTTCCATATAAATCAAAATTCCACCATAATATTTTAGTTTTATCTTTACCTTCTTGGAAATTAACACTAACAGCATCAAATCTTTTATCCCAATCAATATCATTATATTTGTTTAATATGTCTGCTGCGACAACATCATTTCTAGATTCAATACCTTGTTCTGCAGCCCATTTTAAAAACTTATCTCCACCTGCCCAATTAGGAAATACTTTATCACTTGTTAAATAATTATAAGTTAAAATCTTTTCTCTTAATTGAGCTAAAACTTCAGGTTTGTCAAAAGAACCTGCAGCATCTACTTCTAAATATTTACTAAATTCATCAGGAAATATATTTAATTCAGAAAGAAGATTTGTTGCATCAATAAAACTATCTGTAAATTTACCATCTTTAGTTAAACCCATTTGAATATCAAAAATTCCAAAATTAGCTAAAATTGCTGAAGCAGTATCTTTTCTTTCTTGATCATTTTCAAAATCAATTAATTTACTTCCATGCATAAACTTAGTAATGCCTTTTTGAATTTTTTTATTGTAGGCAACTTTTTCTATAATATTATTATAAGCTCCAGAACCTATTTCCATACCATCAACAGACATTGCAACATCATGACCATTTCTAGTTCCATTTTGATCTTGTTCCCAAGATAATAATCCATGTGGTTCAGTCCATTGTTTTTGATTGTGTGAAACTTTTTTCTTATTAAATTTATCTCTGTTTATAAATTTATATTTATCTAATATTGATTTAATTATTCTTTTTCTATCATCATCATCTTTAAATAAATCATTATAAACTTTCATTACTGGATTATCTTTTAATTCTTTAGCATTAATAGGAGTTGGATTATTGCCTTTTTCTAATTCTCCTAACCATTTTAAAGCAAGTGCTGTATCTTTATGTGCCATCATCATATGAACACCATTAGATACTGCTATAGCTTCTACATTATCTCTAACAACTTTCATTTGTTGTTTTTCAGTTCTTTTAAACGTGTTAACAAATGTTATCTGATCGTTCATCCAATGTTCATTAACTTCTAATAATGCTTCAGCTGCTTTGTCATTTACTGCTCCTTTTGCAGTATTAACATCTGGAATATTTGCAGCTGTATTCATATCAAATTCGTATGTAGTATTAAGTGATTTCCATGATTCATCGTTTTTAAATTCAGCTTTATTTCTTTCATTTTCTGTAAAATTATTTGAAGCATATAAAACAGAGTTAGAACTATATGATGCTAACATTGCATTAGCTTGTATTTTAAATGCAGGTGGTACTTCTGCTAACATACTTTTAGAATAACTATCTACAACTGATTTCATTTCATCAGGATTATTTGCATGATCTTCTTTAAATTTTGCAAAAGCATCTCTTGTAGTAATACTAAAATTTTGAAAATAATTAGCTTGAGCTGTTGCTTCTGCGTTTTTAGTAAATTGATCTATTGCTGGTTCAAAAGCTTCTGCAATAATACCTAAATTACTATTAGTTTTAATTTGAGGTACTTGTGTATTAGTATCTTTTATTTTAACTGTTTTTTTCCCTGTATCTAATGCCATTATTGATATACTCCACAAAAAAAAATTATTGTTAATTTGTTAATCATCTTCTAGAAAATCTCCAATCTGAGGTATCTTTACTTGTGTTTTTTTTAGATTTAGGTTTGCTAAAAGCATCTATCTTTGCTGCTGTTTCCATTGCCTTACCACCAATAGACATCCATCCACCAAACTGTTCTGATTTTCTTCCTGATTTAGCTGCTTGAGCTGATAAAGATAATTCGTTTATTTGAGAGCCTGTATTTAATCTAATTGTAGTTACATCTTTTTGAGCTGCAAGATCTACTTGTTTATTTATATTAATAAAAGATCTACTATCATCATTATAACCAGAACCAGATAATATTGCTAAATTATGTTTTTTAGTTTTTTCTGCTTCTTCTTTACGATTATTTTCATCAGTTAATCCTTGAAGATTAGCTTCTTTCATTTTTAATTCATATTTTTGTTGTTCAATATCACTTTGTCTTTTTGATTCATTTATGTCAGATACAGTGCCTACTGCTTGAAAAGCAAAAGATGCAATACGAAACATAGTTACAGGATCACCACTCATGCAAACACGACCTCCACTGACATTCCCAAAATTTTCATAGGTAATGGATCATCTTGAGAAATAGTTATTGTTGGACTTTTACTATAACCTAAAAAGAAAAATTCTTTTTTAGCTGTAACTGGAACTAGGTCAGAGCCACCTGTGAAATTAACTTGCTGAACTACTAAAGATTTAGAGGTGCTGTCTGCAGCTTTAATAGTCATATCGAGTGTAGTGTTAAGATCTACGATGGCTCTTGATATTCTTCTTGGAAGACCTGTTAATGGGCCTTCAGGTAATTCTTTATCTATAGGCATAGTTTCAACAGTAGGAATATAATTAAATCCTACTTTTAAACCTGTTGCTTTAGGTGCATTAACTAATGTAATTGTATCTGAACCTGAAACTGTAAAAGCTCCAATTGAACTATTGCCTTCAACTACATTGACAGATTCATTTGTATAAATTCCATTTACTGTATGTAAAAAACCTTTAGTAAAAGTTATTGCAGCATTATTTGCTGGAGTTGCTGCTAAAGTTTTATCAAGTGTTAAACTATATTCTCCACTACCATTATTAACTAATGATTGAATAGTATATTCTGTTGCATTACCAGCTATTGTAAATGCTTCATTAACTTTAGGATCTGAAGTTAATCCATCAATTATTAATGTAGTACCTGATTGAGATCCTCCATCTACTAATGGTGTACCTCTTTGATTTAATGTAGAAGTTGTTTCACAATCAAGTGTAGTTGTATCTTCATCAGCAAATTTTTCTAATGTATAAACAGTAGAACCATTTAATGATCTTTTAGCTACAACAATTAAATTATCATTAAGAACTGCTATTGATTGAAAGCTATCATTAGCTCTTGTTGACCATTGTGTCCACCCTGCTATTTTTTCATCTCTTACAGAATGAAATACAGATAACTTACCTTGATGTGTAGAACCATTGTTTAAGAAAAAAGCATATTGTTCAGGTCTTGTAGTATTACCTTTCATAATTGCTATTTCTTTTGGATTATCAATTAAATGCTGTGCAAGAATTGAAACAGATGTAGATTTATATCCATCTTCAATATCAGAATAAATAAACTCTCTAATTGCTTTGCCATTTTTTTGAACAAAACCTGTAGCTTGATCAAACATTTTAGGAGCTGTTCTAGATATTCCATAAGGTGTTTGTTTTTTAACAGCAACATTAGCTGGAGTTATAGTATTATCATTAGCTGTTGGAACATAATATTCTCCACCATCAGTAAATACTTGTAAGTCTTTTCCTGAAATCATATGTCTAACTTCATTAACTTGATCGCCAGAAATATCTAAATCTATAGCATCAGAAGATGCTCCAACATCTACATCAAAGTTTGTGTATTCAGAAATTTTAGATGCAAGTACAGATGCAGGTCTAGAAAACAAACCACCAAACCATAATCTATTATTATGAAATGTAACTGCTTGAGGATAACCTCTTAAATCTGACATAGATTGTTCATCCCAATCTGCTGTAGCAGTAGTGTTTGTTAATGTTTCATTAACTGTAGCTGTAACAGTTGTTGCGTTTGTATAACCAGTTATGGTCATAGTCTTTTTGTTTTTTCTAATATTTAATCCTACCCAAGATGCCGAAAAAGTATTTGCACTAGCAGTAACTGTAACTGAACCTGTTGTTCCACTTGTACTAATTGTTGTACTAGAAACTTCATATTTAAAATATGGTTGGTATATAGGATAACCAGAAGAATGAGTTGCAAAGCTAAATGTACTAACTGTAAAATTAGTTGCTGAATTTCTAAATATTTTTCTTATAGCATTGTTTCTATGAGTTACATAAATAGTATCTCCAAATTGTGCAAAATTTAATTCAAATAATTGAGCTGTAGTCCAATTACAATTTGTTGTGTAATTACTTGTTAGAGCTGTACCACTAACATTATACACATCCATTCTATTGTTAGATAATACAATTATAGCTACTTCATCGTCAGAAAATATAAATGGAAGTATTCTACATTCTGCAGGAAGTGATGCTAAATAAGAAGTACCTGGTCTTCTCATTATTCCTCCTTCTGCAAGTAATGCAAAATTTTTACATTCTTTAGCACCCTGAAAATATGAAGGCACATCTGTTCTTTGAGCTAATAAAGGATTTAATTCACCTGAAGAAAAATTAGTAATGACCGTTCTTAATGTTCTGCCCATTATCCATCCGTTCTTGTAGAATTTCTCATATTAATAAATCTACTTGTGTCTAATACTTTTGTAGTTGTTTCAGCAGAGTCTATGTTTTTAGCTACAAGAAATTGTCTTTCAGCTAATTCTTTAAATTGTCTAATCATTGCTGAATCTCTAGCAACAGAACCTGCAAATACAGAAGCTAATTCATATTCTAATGCTAATCTAAAATGAGGTGGAAAATAGTCTTCATCTACTTTGTAGATATAATCCATTACTAATGTACTATTTGAACCATAGCTATTTACATAAATGTAATTTTGGTATCTTGAATAAGGAATAACGTAATCGTTTACTGTTATTGAAATAATTTGTAATACTTCAGGACTTGTTGGCATTTGATATGCATAATCATATCTTCCTGTTGGTGTATTAGTTAATAAGTTTAATGATTGTTGTGTTGTAGCAAATCTCCATCTATGTCTTGTAAGAGATGCTTCACATACATCTGTATAAACATTAGATGCAACTAATGCTTCAGTACTTCCATCTGAAAAGGATGATATTGGTTGTGCACCTATCATCACTAAAGCTCTTGCACATATGTCTATACTTGTTGTTGCCATAATAAAAAAAATATCTAGGGGGAAGTACCTCTCGGCAAGATCCCCCTAAATTAGAATTAGCTTATGCTAATTTTGAAGTAGTAACAGTTGTTGCACCAGTTGCTGAAGTAACCACGATTAAATCAGACTCCATAGTGCCACCTACACCAGCTGCAACAAGGATCATATCACCTTGTTTAAGCTCTGCGTAAGCTGAATTGAAGTAACCACTACCTACTATAGATGAAGTCGCATCTCCGTCAGTATAAAACCAAAGAGAGTTGCCACTCATCTGAGCTACCTTTTTGATAGGATTGTCAGTTGCGTATGCCATGTTATTATATCTCCTTAATTATTATTCTGCACAAAGTTGAACTCTAGCAGCATCACCATCGATTTGTACTGCACCTAAAGATAACATTGAAGTTATTAAGTGAGATACTTTCTCAGGGATGTAGTTAACTTCTGTTCTAACATCTGATCCAATTCCACAGCCAATAGCTGATTTGTGGAAGCATAATGTTTTTCTGTCAGAAGATGGTTTTGATAAACCAGAGTGTACGAAGAACAAGAAGCCCATCCATCTTTTAGCAGTCATGCCAGAAGGGAATGGAAGATCTTGTGGGCCTACGTATTCTACTCTAGAGAATTGATCAATTGATAAAAGATCAGACCATTGTTTAGGCCCAACAACCCAGTATCTTTGATTATCATCAGGAACATCGTTGGAATTGAAAATTTCCATCATGTTCTTTGCTTTAATCAATGACATACCAGTTGCTGAACTGTTTACGTTATTTGCGATAGAAGTTGAGTTATCTAAAACATCTACAAGCACTTGGTCAGTTTTTCTACCTAGTGCATAAGCTGCTGAAGAAGCTACAACTTGTCTTTCGTCAATGTTTACCTTTAACTCGTCTAACTTGTCAACGTAGTCAGCTGCATAGTAATCAGTTAAAGTTGCAGACACATTGCTGTGAGAAAGATCCATAGCAACTACTTCAGCATGTCTTGCTTTAGTATTTGCAGATCCTTTTGCTACTTTTTGAAACTTAACAGTAGATCCATTGACACCGTTAACTGTTCTAACAAGGTTCTTTAATTTGCTTCCCATTCTTTGGTAAGCCATATGAACTTCTGCTTCGAACTGAGTTATAAAGGCATTAGTTATTGATGTTGCCATTATTGTGTCCTTTGTTTGTTAATGTTAATGTACCGATTATCTTTTTAATGCAGGGGATTGTTATCCAATTAAGGGCAATCATTGAACATTCTAAAGGTCTTGTTTTTAGAAATATTCTAAATAAGTATTAGTTGGCAACGCACATTAAATCCAATATTTAGGAATAGTGATTACTTCTCCGTATTCGATCTCACCATTGTCATCTTCTGAGTAAGTACCAAACAAAGTAATATAAGCATCTGTTTCTTTGTAGATCCAAAATTCACCTGTTGTGCAAGTCGCAGGTTTAGCAGCTTCCATTTGTTTTAAAGATAGCCAACCTGTTTGACTTACACAATCAAGCCATTTAAGAGGCTTTTTTAACCTCTTATATTTTTGATTAACTTTGTCCTTTATAGGCTTTTTCATACAACTCCGTTACTCGTCTTACATAACCTGGATCTCGTCTATTACTATCCCAGTATCGAGGATCATTTAACATTGCTTTTAAATCCTCTTGAGTTGCTTGAGCATCTACAGCTGTATTTGAAGTAGGCATATTAGAGTCTTTATTAAGCTTCATAAGTTCTTCAACAACTTTAACACCTTCGGCAGTTGAAGCTAAATTAGCAATTGTATTATAACCTTCTGGACTTAAATGTTTTTTAGACCACATAGATGCAGCTTCTATTCTTTCTTTACCTGCATCACCTAATTTCTGAGTTTCAATTTGAGGATTAGGAATATTTGCTAAAGCATTATCTACAAAAGCTTTTACACCACTATCGTATTGTTCTTGTGATAGACCTGCATCTTTTGCAGTTTTATCCCACCATTGTACGATAGGCATATCTTTGTTTATGTTTAAATTAACTTTATCATCTAATTCAGGAACATTAAGTTTATAACTTTCAGGAACATTCTTTAACTTTTCAGCTTCAAGATCTGTTCTAATTTGTTTAGTTAAATCTTCTGTTCTTGATCCTAATTTAGATTCAAGTGAATTATAACTTGATGCTAAATTTTCTATGTTAACTTGTTTAGTTGTTTCATCCCAAAACTTATCCTGCACATATTCAGGTTTCGTTGCTTCAGAAGGTTGTTCTGTAGCGATTGGTGCTGAAACTTCAGCATTATCATCTGCCATCTTGTTCTCCTTTTTTGGTTCTTGTTTTGATTATACCAACTAAAAATCTCATACCTTCAATATGAAATAATTGATTGCTAGTAACATTAGGCCCTGCAACAGCTTCTGTTGTAATTGATTGCAGGTATTCTAATACCTTTTTTCCTTCATCACCTTTAAACACATTTGCGAAATGTTTATTTAAAATCTGTTCGTCTTTTTCAGATCTTACATAACCATCGACACTTGCTGCTATTTTAGGTTTTTCTTTTTTTAGTGCATCCCATGTCATTCTATGCTCCTGGTGGAGCTTCTCCTCCTTCTGTTGGTTGTTCTGCTTGTTGAGCTAATTGGCTAATTTGATCTACCATAGCTTTTTGCTCTTGTTCACTTCTAATAAGTTTTTCAGGAAGGTTCATTTTTTCTGCTAAATATTTTGCAGTTTCATTTTGGTTAACAATGACATTAATCATTTGTGGGCCAAACGTACCTGCAATTATTTCATTGAACCTAGTTACATCTGCAACATCTTGTAAATGTTGAGCTTGTGCTAGAGGTGAACGTGGTGCTATTTTTACTTCCCTACCATTTACTTTAGGGATTTCTATTCTACCTTGTTTAGATAAAATTCTAATAATTCTTCTTAATAATGGATTAATTAATTCAGATTGTAGTCTTCCAAAAGAAGAACCTATTTGTCTAGAT